GTTATACAAGAAGAAAGGAGACAATGAACACCTTATTAAGCTTATATCTATAGAAGGATCCAATGATGGAATGGGACTACATTCAATCTAATTTTTAATTCATAGGGACAACTCTTCTGAAAATATATAATATCACTTATATGATAAAAGAAGAAGAAATAATAATAAACGGACATTCTAGTAATTATCTTTACTATAGAGAGCTAGGATATGATGTTTTAATTAGGAAACCTTGTCTTATTAAGACAAAGGACCTTATGAGAGGTAGTGCAATTAAAATAACGACAATATGTTCTGTTTGTGGAAATGAGAGTAGAAACACATTTAAAGACTATTATAACTTTACAAATGGATTGTTGGATGATTTCTATTGTGTTAAATGTAAGATAGTAAAATCTGAGAAAACTTGTCTATTGAAGTATGGAGTTAAGAATCCTATGCAAAATGATTTAGTTAAAGAATTATTAAAAAGTAATCTAATCGATAAATATGGAGTTGATCACTACTCAAAGACGGAAGATTTCAAAGTTAAATTCAAAAAGACAAGTAATGAAAAATACAACTGTGACAATCCATTCTCCAATAATGATGTTAAAAAAGAAATAAGGAAAACAAATAACAAAAAGTTTGGAGTTGATTATCCAATGCAAAGTGATGTTATTAAGGAAAAATCAAAAATATCATGTATTGAGAAATACGGACAGGAGACCTATTCAAAAACTGATGAGTGTAAAGAGAGGATAATATCAAGTAGTTTAGAAAACTATGGAGTTGATAATCCAATGAAATCAAAAATCATAAAAAAGAAAATTGTAGACAATTGCGTAAAAGAACATGGTGTAACACATCTCTCTAAGACCAAAGATTTCAAAATAAAAATTAAAAATCATAGAGAAAGGTTAACATATGAAAAATTTCAATATCTATTGAAATGTGATTATGATGTACTATCTTATTCTAATGAGAATTTTTCAATTTTTCATAAAGATTGTGGTTCTACTTTTTCAATTTATAAAGGACTGGTTATTGCTAGAAATAGATTGGGTGTTACTATATGCACGAGTTGTAATAAAATTGGTGTGCAATACTCATCAATTGAATCAGAGTTAATTAGATTTTTAAATGATAATAATATAAATTATAATCATAATGATAGAACGATACTCAATGGACAGGAATTGGATATATATCTACCTGGTCAAAAGATAGCTATAGAAGTTAATGGACTTTATTGGCACTCAGAACTTTATAAAGACAAAAAATATCACCTTAATAAGACCATTAAGTGTAATAAACTAGGTATAAATTTAATACACATTTGGGAAGATGATTGGAAAAATAAAAAGAATATTATAAAATCTATCATTTTAAATAAAGTTGGTTACATAAGAGAAAAGATTTTTGCTAGAAAATGTATAATTAAAAATGTTAGTTCAAAGGATTCTAGAAAGTTTTTAGATGATAATCATATTCAGGGGTTTTCTAGTTCATCTACTAAATTAGGGTTATATTATGATGATAAATTGGTAAGCCTAATGACATTTGGATATAGATACACAAATGGTAAATTAGAGTATGAGCTTATTCGTTTCTGTAATATTATTAATACTATAGTGATTGGATCCGCATCTAAATTATTCAATCATATGTTAAATAAAATTGATGTTTCAGAGATTATATCCTATGCTGATATATCAATTTTTAGCGGAAGTATTTATGATACATTGGGATTTGAAAAGAATTCACTATCAAGACCTAATTATTTTTGGGTAGTTGACGGTGTTAAAAAACATAGATTTAATTTTTCAAAAAAGAAATTAGTTAATAAAGGATTTGATCCAAGTAAAACTGAAGTAGAGATAATGCATGATAGAGGATATTATAGAGTCTTCTCATGTGGTCAAGAGAAGTGGACTTACAAAAAGTAAAATGAAATAAAAAACCACTCAATTGAGTGGTTTTTTAAGATTCTTATTCAACTTCTGAATAAACTGTTTGTAACATTCTAAGTGATACTTGGTAAGGGTCACAGTTGGAAGCCGGTCTTCTATCTTCAAAATAACCTTTTCCTTCAACAATTGCTTGTGCTGGAATTCTGATAGATGTATCTCTTGTAGAAAAACCGTAACTGAAATCATTGATACTTGATGTTTCGTGAGCTCCAGTTAATCTTTGATCATTGTGTAAACCGTAAACACTAATGTGTTCTTTTTGATACTTTTCTAATTTAGACATAGTTTCTTTAATGATATCTAAACCACCTTCTTCTCTCATTTCTTTAGTAGAAAAGTTAACGTGACATCCTGTTCCGTTCCAATCACCTTTTAATGGCTTAGGATGTAAAGAAACTTTTACATTATGTTTTTCAGTCACTCTTTGTAATAAATAACGAGAAATCCACAATTGATCAGATCCTTCTAAAGCTGTAACTGGGCCAATTTGATATTCCCATTGTCCTAAAAGAACCTCTGCATTGATACCAGAGATATCTAAACCAATCTCCATACACATATTCATATGTTCTTCGACAATTTCTCTACCAACTACATTATCTGAACCAATACCACAGTAATAGTCACCTTGTGGTCTTGGTGTTGAGTTTGGATCTAAAGTAAATCCTAATGGAATACCTTCACCAATTCCAAATGGATTGGATGGTTTGTGAGTTAATGTGTATTCTTGTTCCCAACCAAACCAGGGAAGATCTAATTTATTGCCCGAAATGATACCTAATTCATTAACTTTTTGAGATAACGTTCTTCTGTTGTTTGTTTCGTGTGGTGTTCCGTCTGGATTAAGAACTTCGCAAAAAACTAATTTGTTTAATCCTCTTCTGAATGGGTCGTATGTTACAAATACTGGTTTTAGTAAACAGTCAGTATTTTTACCTTTGCCTGATTTTGCTTGTGATGTTGAACTTCCGTCAAATGACCATATTGGATAATCAGATGGTCTGACTGAATTAATTTCTGACGTTATTTTAGTTTTACTTCTAATTTGTTGATGTTTTGAACCATCGATCCAAATATACTCTAGTTTGATAATACTCATAAATTATTTTTTTTTTATTATTTATTTTATTTCTTTTCTTAAACTTTGTTTAACTTAATCACTAAAATAAATACAAAAATTTAAAAATGAATAAAGTAATATTACAACTTTGGGAAGAATCTAATACCAAAGAGGGGTTTCTTAGTGATGGATGTTCATTACATTTAAATGTTAAAGAAAGAGATATTTGTGTATCTTCTATTTATAATAATAGACATAATTCAACTATTCCTAATCAATATGATAGAGTTGTTGGTCAGTGTATAGAAGTTTTTGTAGAAGATAAAATATTTAATATGATTATTGAAGAGAAGTCTGTTAAGATTAACGAGGCAGCTTTTCAAAATTTATTAAAATTTGAAGAAATAATATTTAACACCGATACTATATGATGATTATTTTATTTTACCTAATATCTATTTTATTTGCTTTTAACGAAGTTTATTATGTTTTTAATAAAACTAGACTAGATATTAGTATTAAGTCTTTAGATGTTAAATCTTTTAGTAGATTTGATATTCTACACTATGTTTTAAGACTAATGTTTTGGATTTGGATGATTATTGGTATTTGGTCATCTCAATCAAGTTTGTTTATATTTTTAACCATTTTACATTTAATTAGATTTCCATTTTATCACTTAAATAGAAAGCTTTATATTATATGGGATAATATTTTACCAAGTATATCATTTATCTTTATACTTATAATATTAGTTTATAAAATTAAAGGCTAAACTTTTTAAGATGTTGTTCAGTTATGATAATGAATTCATAACCTTTATTATTACACCAATTAATCATTGTTTCCCATTTGTTCTTATTCTTATAAGCCATTTTAAGATCATACTCAAAGTTTTTCAACTTCTTCATTCCATTCTCCGGAACGACTAGGTTACCTTCATTTAAGTCTTGAACCATCTTGTACTCTTTGAATGGTTTAACCTCTACAACGACTTGTTTAAGTACTCCATCAGAGTTTCTCATCTCATAGTAGAAGTCGGGATAGTAACAATGTTCTTTTACTTTGGTATCGCCATTATCAAAGTGTGTCATCTGATATGGTATTCTCATACATTCAGCACCCCATTTAGTAATGATTTTATTATTATCTAACCAAGTCATTATTTTCTTTTCCCATGAACTTCTATAATAAACACCACCTTGTGTATTTAATTTAATCACTTTGTCTTTATATTTTGGTATATAGTTACCTTGATTGTACTTAGCGTTATTTGGTTTTGAATTTAACATACCTTGGATTAGTTTATTTTATATATAAAAGAAAATAGATTTCCATGGGAAAATTAGTAGATAAAATAGGATTGAGAATGTTGGTTGATGGTGATGGGTTAGCTGATAACTTCAAAGATAACTCACTTAATTTCTATGAAAAATATCAAAAATCTGATAAAGATGTCAATTCAATTGATGTGAAGGATATCTTTCCAGGTGGTTTTTATCACTTTCACTACCAAGATGATTCTAACTGGATGAAGTATTCTCCGGTATTTGTTACTAGTTTTAAAAAGATATCAAATCAGATAATAATTTTTGCTGTGAATTTTAATTTTATTCCTTTAGAGGTAAGAGCTTCCTTATTAGATAATTTTATGACTGAAGAGGATTTTGAAAAAGATAGACTATTAGATGTTGACTATGAGGGTATGTATGCTGAGTTAATTAAATATGGTTTTGAATATGCTTTGGTTGAATATAATGCTATACAAATAAAAATTGTTCATAAAATAAGTGTAGAATCAGTTCCAAGATTTTTAATGTCTGCTCATCCTAAGAATAAATATGACCCTGCTAAGTTATTTGATATATGGAAAGCTAAAATAGGTGATAAGAGTGCTAGAAATCAAGAGATAATGAAGTCTATGATTGATGACTTTTATGATACAACAGGTCAAATTAATGAAAAGTATGTTTTGCTTAAGAATCATATTAAAAGAATACAAAATAGTGCGAAAAAATATGGTGGTAAATAATAATATATACACTATAAAAATCACAATTCTAAATGAAAAATTTAAAAAAATTTGAAGAACTTGATTACTCAACATATATGAGTGCTGCTGATAAAATGGCTGGATATGGTCAAGTTAAAAAAGCAGAAGAGGTTAAATCACATGCTAAAAATATGGCTATGTCAGTTATTAAAAATGTGAGGTTTGATATCTTAGTTGGTAATGTTAAAGAATTTCCAATGGCAAAATTTCATAGTGCTAGAATATTTAAATCAGGAACAGCTTGGAGTCTTCAAGTTATGTTTGAATCTGATGGTGGTTATACTCATAGTATAATGTCTAATGTTACAAATGATGGTGAAATTAGTTGGCAAGAAGGTAATAAATTTATGAATAGAAAATCTACAATTAAGTTTGGTCAACTTATTGAACAACTTTGTCTTTTTCAACCGGATTTTGTTGGATACTTAAAAGAACATAACTTAAATTCTGGAGATATTAAATTAATGCAAAGAACTTATTATTTATAGTCTATAAAAACCTACTAAAAAGTAGGTTTTACTATTTTTGGTGGGACTTTAAATTTTTAATATATAAACGAAATACTTATTAATAAATGGCATCATACAATCAATTTAACGCAGGTTCAGGTCAAACAAATTTCGCCTACACCAACAGTGCTGTTGAGAATAAAGGACTTTTTAATAGAATTTTAAGAGGTTTATCATCTTATGGTATGAACTATGATGACATGATTGTTAGAAATCAAGTTGGTATTGGTATTAATGAAGATCCATATGCTGCTAGAGGTAACTCAATGTATGATTTCTTCTCACAAAGAGCTGTAGCTTCTGTATTAAATAGAAAATCAATTCCTTACTTAGATAAAGCTTATGGTGATAAAAGAAGAATTCTAAGAGAGTATTCAATTAAAGATGAGATTAGAGATTTTGTTAGTTCATTAGCTGACGAGAGTATTGTTTATAACGATGAAAGAGATTTCTGTTCTCCTAAACCTTTATCAAATGATTACTCACAAGAGATTAAAGATAAGTATCAAGAATATTTTGAAAAGATTTATAATAAGTTTGGTTTTTCAGATAGTATTACCGCTTGGAATATGATGAAAGATTTTCTTATTGATGGTTATTTAGCATTAGAAATAATTTATGATGACAAAAAGAAAAATATTATTGGTTTTAATAGATTAAGACCGGATACTTTAGTTCCAGCATTTGAACCATCTATTGGTCACTTATGGATTCAGTTTCCCGAAGATCCTCAATTAAGAAGAATCTTTTTAGATTCTCAGTTAGTTTATATTTCTTATTCAACTCAAAATGATTATTCGGAAACATCTTATGTAGAAGGTTTAATTAAACCTTATAATCAATTAAAGATTCTTGAGCAAACAAGAGTAATGTTCAATATTATTAATGCTACAGTTTATCAAAAGTTTACTATTCCTATCAAAGGTTTATCAAGACAAAGAGCCGAAGAACAAATAGGTCAATTAATTAATGATTATTCAGAAGAAGTTGAATGGGATGATTCATTAGGTACATTAACTATTAATGGTGCTAAACACTTACCTTATAACAAACAAATTTGGTTTCCTGAAGGAGATGCTGGTACACCAGCTATGGAATTAGTTTCACCTGAAGGTCATAACTTAAATGAGTCAGATATGTTGACTTGGTTCTATAATGCCCTAAAAAGAGCCTCTAAGATTCCTTTTCAACGTTTTGATAAAGAAAATGGTGGTGGTAACTTAATTAATGACTCGGCTGATATGACGAGAGATGAGATTAAATTCTACAACTTTATTAATAGATTAAGAGCTAACTTTAAAGAAATTATTGTTAAGCCTTTGAAGCTACAAATGCTAATTGAATTTCCTGAGTTAAAACAAGATGAGATTCTTATGAATCAAATTGATATTAGTTTTAATTCAAATCAAGTATTTGAAGAATGGAAAAAATTAAATAACTTGGCTAAGAAAGCCGATATATTTGGTACTTTAGTTGGTATTATGAATGGCGAAAAACCTTACTTTCACGTTGAGTATTTAATTGATAATGTATTTAAGTTAACTCCAGAAGAAAAAGCCGAAAATCAGAAATACTGGGCCAAAGATGCTCTTGGTGTTGCTGGTGGAGGTGGAGGCGCTACTGTTGAAGGAGGTGGTGAGATGCCAACCGAAGGTGGTGAGATGCCAACCGAAGGTGGTGAATCCGCTCCAGAAGCTCAAGCCGCTCCAGAAGCACAAGCCGCACCTGAAACTCCTCCTGCTGGTGAATCCGGATCAGAATTTGAATTCTAAAATATACTATAAAAAGAAAACCTCTCAAATTTGAGAGGTTTTTTTATGATACCATTTTTGGATGCGTAAAGTAGAAAGACTTAACTTGATTATCTACTATATTTTGTTTGAGTTCTAATTCAGCTCCTGATTCAATTAAGTCTCTAATAACTTTCCCCCATTCAGTTGCTATCGTTTTAATTATGATTTCTAATTCTAAAACTTTATTACCTCTGAGTATAAACTTCATAAACTTTATAGCAGATGATGCTTTTTTAAGAATATCAATTTCATACCAGTCTTCATCTAAAACATTTACATACATAACACCGTTAGCATGACCTGATATATCTAAAGTAAATTCAATCTTTTTGTCTTCTAAAATAGAGTTTAATTTAATCTCCCTCTTATATTGAGACCAATTACTAAAATTAGATAATAATTCCTCGTATTGCTCCAAGGTATTATTATCTAATTCAATATTAAAAGATTTCGTTACACTATATCCCTCCATTTACAATAAAGTAAAATCTATTTGTTTTCTTTCTAAGTCTACTGACTTAACTACAACTTTAAGAGGATCGCCTAGTCTTATTTTATCACCACTTTCACTTGTTACAGTGTAATTAGTTGTATCAGCTGACCATTTACCTTCAAGAGATTGATATCTAACCATTCCTTCGCATTTACTTTCAATCAATTCAACATACATACCCCAGTCAGTTACGCCTGAAACGATACCATCAAATACTTTTCCAATCTTATCTAAAAGATATTCAGCTTGTTTGTATTTAATAGAATCTCTTTGAGCCTTAGCAGCAACTAACTCTCTAGCAGAACACCATTTAGCTTGTTCTTCAATCTTACCAGGATTGCCTTGACTTTTCTTATCTAAGAAATCTAATAAAATTCTATGTGTGATTAAATCAGGATATCTTCTGATTGGAGAAGTAAAGTGAGAATAGTGAGTAAATCCTAAACCATAGTGACCAATGTTCTTAATTGTATAAGTTGCCTTAGACATACATCGAGTAACTAAAGTTTCAATCATATTTTCTTCAGGAGTTTCTTTAATTTCTTTTAATAATCCATTTAGAGTCTTTTTGATTTCAGTTGAATCATCATATATTTCTATATCGTATCCAAACGTTTTACAAACACCAACTAAAGCATTTAACTTTTCCATATTTGGAGTATCATGAACTCTATATACATTTGCCCAACTAGCCTCTGATAAAGTTTTAGCAACTGACTTGTTAGCTAATAACATAAACTCTTCAATTAGTTTGTTGGCTTCTTTTTGTTCTTTGAAATAAACACCAATTGGCTTCTTATTATCTTCGGCTAATTTGAATCTTACTTCAACACCACCCATTTCAATAGATCCTTCTTTGATTCTTTTCTTTCTAATCTTTCTAGCTAAAGTATCAAGTAATCTAATTTCGGTTGAATAATCACCATCATTACCTTCAATAATCTCTTGAGCTTCTTCATAAGCATATCTTCTATCAGAGTGAATAACGGTTTTACCTTGCCAAGTATTTAAGATATTACCGTCAGCATCTAAAGTAAAGATAACAGAAAATGCTAATCTATCTTCATGTGGTTTCAATGAACATATACCATTACTTAAACGTTCAGGTAACATTGGTACACATCTATCAACTAAATATACTGATGTAGCTCTTTTGAAAGCTTCATCATCTAGTTTAGTTCCTGGTTTAACATAGTGACCAACATCAGCGATGTGTACACCTACTTCAATTTTATTATCACTTATTATATTAACTGATAAGGCATCGTCAAAATCTTTAGCATCAACTGGATCAATTGTTAAAGTAGTGATACCTCTCATATCTTTACGAGATTTAATTTCTTTTTCTGTAATAACTTCAGGCACTAAGAAAGATTCGTTAATAACATCTTGTGGAAATTCAACAGGTAGTCCATATTCAATCATAATTGAGTTCATTTCCGCGTTGTTATCTCCAGAATTTCCTAAAACTCTTGTTATTTTTCCTTGTGGTGATTTAGAATCTTCCCACTTTACCAATTCAACTACAACTTTTTGATCGTGTTCGGCTTTTAATCCACCTTTAATGTAAAAGTCAACAGGTACTTTATTACTATCTGGAACAACAAATGTAGTTTTCTTTCCTATTTGTACTCTACCGACATATTCTGTCTTAAATCTTGAAACAACTTCAATGACTTTTCCTTCTAACTTCTTTTCTCCTTGAAATATTTGAATCTTTACTTTATCTAAGTGTAATGAGTTAGTC